GGCATATATAACGCAATGGTATCTTTTGTTCTTTTTGTTGTTCTGAAAAAATTTGATCTATTTAATATAGCGGATTCTGTTAAATGTTTTGATCCTTGAGCTAAAGCACTTTTTGATTTTCTTATAATGTCTACACTTGAAGATGATTGACCATAGAATCCACCTTCTTGTGCATCAGCATCTTGACTTGTAGATGAAATATTATTATCAAGTTTTTCACCCAAGTTTTGATAAAGGGCAACGCCTGCATTGATAAGACTTTTACCTGCATCAAAAAAACCATTATTGGGAGATGATCCAGATTGATCTCTACTCAATACATTATTCAATCCTGGGTTTTGACCTATACTTCTTTCTTGAACTTTCACATAAAACATCATATAATGGCCTTTGTCAGAATTGCCAAGGTCTGATGGATAACGTCTATTATCACTATTGTAATCAGTTTGAAATGAAAAATTTCTATCAAACTGTTCGCCAGAATTGAGTTTGATATCTGTTAATGAAAAAAATGCCATTTTTTGTCCTATAGTTAACTAGATATATTTATGTCATACCGAGGAACATTTACCCCTAAAAACACTTCAAAGTACAAAGGGAACGCAAGTAATATTATTTACCGTTCTTCTTGGGAGTTGAGAGTGATGAAATATTTGGATGAGAATCCAAACGTAATTTGGTGGGCGTCTGAAGAATTACCGATACCCTATGTGTCACCTGTTGATAAGAAAGCTCATCGTTACTTTCCAGACTTCATTGTACATTTGAAACTGAAGGGTGGCAAGACCATTACCTATATATTAGAGGTCAAGCCAGAAGCACAAACTAAGAAACCCACGCAAAAAAGACGAACAAAGAACTACATTAATGAGTCAATAACATATGCTATCAATCAAGAAAAGTGGCGAGCAGCTGATCTTTTCTGTAAAGAACACGGCTGGGAATTCAAATTGATAACAGAAAAAGAACTTGGTATTTGACATAAATATACGATGGCATATCTTTTAGACAGAATAAATCAGTCCTTACAAAAAGAAGGACTTACACCTCGAACTAATAAATCGAGGTCTTGGCTTCGTGCAAAAATTTCAGAATTAAATCCATCAAAACAAAACTTGATGGCTGATCGTCAAAGACAGAAAAATAGTACTATTATTGGTAATATGTACTTTTATTTCTATGACCCAAAAACAAAGAATTCGTTGCCATACTACGATAGGTTTCCTTTGGTACTCCCAATAGAACAATACTCAGACGGTTTTCTAGGATTGAATTTACATTACATTCATCCAAAGCAACGAATACTTTTGTTAGATAAGTTAAGTCAATATGCGACAGATAGTCGTTATGATAAGAACACAAGATTGAAATTGAGTTATGCAGCTTTATCTTCTGCATCAAAAGCCTTTGAAGCACAGCCATGTATTAAAAGATATCTATACTCACATGTGCAATCTAGATTCTTGCAGATATCTGCTGATGAATGGGATATAGCATGTTTATTGCCAATGGAAAGTTTTGTTGGTGCGAGTACAAGTAAAGTATATGCCGATTCAAGGAAAAAATTCTAATGGCCTTTTCACCACAATTATTTCTATCTAATATTAAAGGCAAAGATGGGTTAGCAAAACCATCTCGCTTTGAAGTCATACTTCCTATTCCAGAATACATTGACAAATTTATACAAACATCTGCTTTAGAAAAACTATTAAATATACCAAATACAATTGTAGCAGATATAACAGATTCTATTAATGACATAATTGGTAACAAACAACCAACTGGTCAATCTAAAACATCAAATGCGGCTATTTCAAGATACTTAGCCATGCAATGTGAAAGTGCAGAGTTGCCAGGAAAAACATTGCAAACAGCTGATGTTAAAATTTATGGACCAACATTTAAAGTTCCATATCAAACTGCATATGGTAGTGGCGACACAACTTTAGGATTCTTGTGTACAAATGAATTCTATGAAAGAAAGTTGTTTGAGCGCTGGTTAGAAGCTATTATGCCAAGCGATACAAACAATGTTAGATATGCAAAAGGTATAGAGACTAGGTATTTAACAAATATTAAGATTGTTCAATACGATGATTTCATTAAACAGATATTTGCTGTTGAATTGATTGATGCATTCCCTATTGGTATAGCTTCACAGCCATTATCATGGAGTGAAGATGGTTTTCACCGATTGTCAGTACAGTTTGCATATCAAAGATATCGTGTTGTGTATGATGGAACGTATGACCTTGCTGCAGCTGCAGCCGAGTTCTTTGGATCTAAAGCGGCTAAGTTTTTCGATAGTACGGGTAGCAAAGTTGGTAATTCTTTGATTGCGCCCCTAGCAAGAGGTTTATTTTAATTAACTGAGGATATAATATGGCTTTACCTAAAATTGATGTGCCAACATATGAAACGAAATTAATTTCGAATGGCAAAACTGTAAAATACAGACCCTTTCTTGTAAAGGAACAAAAACTATTTCTAATGGCAGCTCAGTCTACCGATGAAAAAGAAACAGTTGATGTTGTAAAACAAGTATTGAATAATTGTATTTTATCAGATATTGATGTTGATGATTTACCAACATTCGACCTTGAACACCTGTTCATGCAACTTAGAGCAAGATCGGTTGGTGAAGTTGTTAATTTAAAATACAACTGCAACAATACCGTTAAAGATGATAAAGACGAAGAAAAAGTTTGTGGATCATTAGTTAAATTTGATTTGAATATCTTAGATATCAAGCCAATCGTTGATGAGAAACACTCAAGCAAAATTGAGATTAGTGATAAATTGGGTATCATGATGAAGTATCCAACATTGAGTTTAATCAAAGATGCTGGAAATTTAGCAAATGAAGATGTTGATACAGTATTGAATGTTATTGTTAGCTGCATAGATTACATTTATGATGCAGATCAAATGTACTATGCGAAAGATTCAACGAAAGAAGAATTGTTAGAATTTATTGAAGGTATGGAACAAGAGGACATGGAAAAAATTCAATTGTTCTTCACTACTATGCCAAAGATTGCAAAAGAGTTAGATTTCAAATGTAAGAAGTGTGGCTATGAAGAAACTATTACTGTGCAAGGCATACAAAATTTTTTCGTATAATATTTGGTTATGATACATTAGGTAATTACTATCAGACTAATTTTGCGTTGATGCAACATCACAAATATAGTTTGACTGAATTGGATAACATGTTACCTTGGGAGAGACAAGTCTATATTGATATGTTGGTGAAATTTTTAGAAGAAGAAAATGAGAGAATAAAAGCTCAACAAAAGGCAAGAAAATAAATGGCAGATAAACAATCAAGACTAGCAGAGATATACAAGGCCGAAAAAGAACGTGGCGGTGGTGTATTCTCGACTCTTGGAAAAAGAGCTAAAGAAAAGTTTGATCCAAGACAGATGTTTAATCAAAAAGGTTTTGCAGCTGCTGCACTACCGTCATTATTTAAATCCTATGATGCTGTTGGTAAAACAAAGAAAGCAAAGGAATTATCTGAATCTGGTAGGGGTGGATTTTCTTCTGCGGTTTTAGAAAATGGTATCAGTTCTTTAATTACAGAAACCAGACAAGTAAAAATACATTCTCAACTAGCTGCAAAAAATTCTGTTGTATTGCCTTCAATGGCAAGAGATATGAATGTCACAAGACAGAATATGGTCAAGTTAGTTAAGCTTCAAGGTGGTACTGCAACAACAAAAGCAGATATGTTCTTCAAAAGAGCTGGCGATAGAGAAGCTGCTTATGAGTCTAAATTTAGTAAAGCTGGAGGAGTAGCAAGCAAAACCCCAACTAAAGAAGGCGATAAACCTAAAGAAGAAAGTGGGGGTTTCTTTAGTACGTTAATAACAGCACTATCGGGTATTGGAGGATTTGCTTCAAAACTTATAGGATTTTTTAGTAGTATATTTGGAATAATTTTAGCATCTGGTATTATTGGTCAATTTTTAGCAGATGAAGAAACCAAAAAGACTGTTAAAGACTTTATTTCTAAAGTATTAACTAAATTTTTTGATGGAGTAAGTAATACATTTGATGTTATTAAAGAATCATTTAATGATCCAGAAGTTCAAAAATCAATTCAAAAAGCTATATCTTCAATTATAGGTGCAATTGGTAGTTTTTTAAGCATAAAATTAGGAAAATTATTTGATACTCCTTTTGGTGAAGTGAATCTCACAATTGGTGG